TCGTCGCAGACGGTCAGGCTTATCTTTCTGCTCATGTCTCTGGTCAGCTTCCTTATGAAGTTTATTCCAAGCTTCCTAATTATCAGGCAGCTACTTGGAGCTATAACGGAATCTCTGTTGCCAGCCTGACTGATGAGATGCTTAAGGACTTCTTCCGAGCTTGTGTTCAGTATGAGAAAGAATATCAGGCCGCTGAAGCAGCTATCGAGTATCCTACTGAGTGCGAGCTTCTCGCTAAGTGCATCCGAATTCAGAATAAGCTTATTCTTGAGATGAACGAGCTTGAGACTCTGCTGGGTGAGAATGCAATTGAAGCAGCTACTAAGTTCTCTAAGTGGGAATGGGAGCAGCTTCAGAAGTATCTTACTTACATGCTTCAGGAGTTGAGCAAGTATAAGCATGATACCTTCATCCCCAGTGTTCTCGGAAAGGCTGAAAGCTTCAACTTCGTCCAGAATAAGGATGATACTGAGCCGTCTTACTGGTATAAGTCTATCAAAGAAATGTTCCAAAAGCATTCGATTATTTAACCCGCAGGCAAAGCACATAGAAAAATAAATAAACTCTGTGTGCTTTGTCAGTTTACAAAGCAATCAAAACGTGGTATAATATATATGTAAGTTAATGATACGGAGGATAATAAAATGCGTTGTGCAAACTGTGATAAGACTTTAGGCGGAGACTCTTTTAAGACCGCTTACGGAGACTGGCTCTGCGAAGACTGCTGGGACGACTATATCTGTTCGGATGCCGGCAGGCTCGAGTACTTGATCGGTATCTGCTCCGGTGATTTGCCGGTAGAAGAGTTTGATGCAGACTTCCTTGGTGCGGTAGCAGAAAGCTGGAAGGAGCATTCTAAGATGCTTGACCTTACTGCCGAGCAGCTTACTGAGATCGAGCAGAAAGCCGTGGAACTTGGAATTCTTTAAGGAGGAATAAGATATGTCTACTAATTCTGGAATTGCCCTCAAGCAGGGTGATACTTATATTACTATCTACTGTCATTGGGACGGTCATCCGAAGACGATGCTTCCCATTCTCAGAGAGCACTATAACTCTTTTGACCTCGCCAACATGCTTATTAGTATGGGAGATGCAAGTTCTATCAACAGGCTTATCGGTCCTAATCCTAACAAGCCTCACGACTTTATGAACCCTCAAGAAGATGTCTGCGTTTTCTATCACAGAGATAGAGGAGATGACTGGCTCAGCTGTCGGCCGGTTTGCTATACTCGACAGGAGTTGTTCAGACAGCAGAATTTTGAGTATGTTCACGTTTTTGAGGACGGACAGTGGAACAGCTATACTATGACCGGAAAGAAGGTAAATTATTGATGTACGATTACTTTGAGCTCTCGGGAGAGGGAGTATACTATAACCATAATGATAAACGATGCTTTAGACAGAAAGACTTAAAAGCTATTCGTTTCGAAAACAATGAAAGTTGTCAGAATACTTTATCAGCTAAGCCCGCGTATGAAAGGAAGAATAAGTAATGAATACACTTTTACACTTTAAGAATTTCTATGAGGAGATCCGCTCTTCTAACTCGCGTAAGTTTAAGCAGGAGGTTCTGCAGAAGTATGAGGATGATGAGGTAATTCAGAAATACCTAAAAATCGCTTTTGATCCTTATAAGCGATACGGACTTAACTATCCTAAGCTCTCTAAGGTGGTGAGAGTTGGGGACACTTGGTGTGCTCCTACTGTATTCGACCTCTTTGACTATCTCGAAGTACATAACACTGGAAGAGATGTTGATGTAGCTGTCTGCCAGCTCGCTCTCGACTGGCTCGTTAGTGTTGAAGATATCGATTCCTACAATCTTCTCTGTAAGCTTATCTGCAAAGATGTGAGTATCGGAGTGGAAGCAAAGCAGATTAACGCTGTGATGCCGGATCTTATTCCTACCTTCAATGTTCAGCTCGCTCAGAAATACTTCGAGAAGCCGGAGAAGCTTGAGGGCAAGTACTTTGCAGTAACGACTAAGATAGACGGAGGTCGTATTATCGCGATCCGCGAAACTGACGGAGTTTCGTTCTTCACTCGTGCCGGACAGCGATACGAAGGACTCGTTGACCTGGAGAGGGAGATGCTCGAGACTTTTCCTGAAGGAACTGTTCTTGATGGTGAGATTACTATTCTCGATGACAAGGGAATCCCGAGTAAGGAAGCTTACAAGAAAGCAATGAAGATCACTCGCTCAGACGGAGAGAAACATGGTCTTAAGATGAAGTGCTTTGATGCAATGTCTCTCGAGGAATGGAAAGCCCAGAAGTGTACTCATGACTACATCGAAAGACGACTTCTCCTCGAAGGTTTGTTCAAATACGGCCCTAGTCACGGAGTCCATACCTACTTCGAGGTTCTGCCGGAACTTTACAGAGGAGAGGATACTTCTAAGGTACTTGAGTACCTCGATGAAGCTCTCGCTAATCAGGAAGAGGGAGTCATGATCAATATCTGCGATGCTCCTTACGAGTTCGGTCGTACTTGGAACCTTATGAAAGTAAAGAAGATGAATACTCTTGATCTCGAGATTGTCGGCTTCGAAGAAGGTTCCGGAAGACTTGCTGGAGTTCTCGGCGCGATCCTCGTGCGATACAAGGATGGGAACATCGTAAAGGTTGGCTCTGGATTTTCAGACATTCAGAGAAACGAGATCTGGCAGGACCCTGATTACTACTTTGGTAGAATCTGTGAGATCCAGTACTTCGAGGAAACTACTAATGCAGACGGTGGCATTTCACTTCGCTTCCCGGTCTTTAAGGATTTCAGACCTGATAAGCTTACTCCTGATTTTTAATAAAATATCAATTTAATAAATTATTAAAAGCGCACAGAAAAATTTATAAAAGTCTGTGCGCTTTACTAGTTTACAAAAGCAATTTTTTGTGATATAATATAAATGTAATCGAGAAGGTTACAGAATACATATTTTACAAAAGAGGAAATGAAAAATGGATCTTACTAAAGTTAACGGCTGCTACTCTAAGGAACTTCGCGAAAGCACTTACATTATTAAGTTAATGGTTAAAGAAGACAGTATTTCTGTCAGTGACATGATTAATACTGTTAAAGCAATTATTATGTCTGCCTATATCGAAGCAGACGCTAAGAAACGTTTTACTAAAAAGCTTGAGGCTTGTAAAACTAAAGAAGAAATTGATAGGCTTTGCTACGACGCAGTAGTTCACGGCATGTACTATCATGGGTCTAATAAAAGAAAGTCTGTCGCATAATAAGTATTAAATAAAGGGCTAAACTTATTGCTAAATTATGTAGTATTAAGCTTAGCCCTTAAATACAACTAAAAGGAGAATATATTATGTTAATAGAAAATTTTGCAGAGCTGTCTGCGCAGGAGCTTAAGAAGTTTGCTGATGATATTATCAATAAGGTTAATGCAGAACACTTATTCGCACCCGATATTGAACTTAGATTAACTGACGATGGTCAGGATAATATCGTGCCAGACGAAATGACTGGCGACCTTGATATTTATGTAGAGCCAACAGAGTACGTACTCGTTGGCCGAGAGGCTTACTGGACTTGCAGTATTGATGATGAGAACTATGACAGGGGTACGCCAGAGGACCCAGACTACTTTGATACTGTCATGAAAGACATTAAAAAAGCTTTTCCAACCAAGACAGTTTCTATCGACGGCTACTCAGTTACTATCGAAGCTTATGACTGGGGAGATTGTGATACCGGCGAAGTACGTGAAGTTACTAGCGTTAAAGAAGACGATGACGGTATTGGGCAATATGAATATTGGGGTGAGATTGGTTACGACTCCAGACCTTTCTTGGCCGTCGAAGGTATTATCGACTGCCCAACGTCTCTTTATGTTTCTTTGACAGTAACGCCAGAGCACGCTATTCCAACTGTAGTAAACGAAGAAGAATAATTAAAACAAAGAACCTTGATTAAATTTCAGGGTTCTTTTTTATTTACATTTTATTTACAAATTACACTAAATTTGTTAGCACACTTTGTCAGGACCTATGTTATAATATAAATGTAAGATAAATGAACGGAGGAACTTAAATATGAAACCTTTAATAAGACATTGGAGAGATGATTTAATAAGACCTACTACATCTGTTCGCGGAGCTACTAACAAAGTTATGGAACTCGTAGACGAGGGAGTTCTTAATCCCAGAGATGTTCTTCTTATGGCTCTTAAGTGGATGAGCGAAGACGACGTAAAAGAAATGGCTGAAGCTAATGAACTCTTTGAAGAGGACGAGGAAGATGAAGACTACTCCGACTACTCTGAAGAAGAGCTTCGTAAGATGGGTTGTTTCGACAACCTTAATGAGGAGATAGAAGATGAATAAGACTTTTGATTACATCGTGAATGCCGGAAAATCTAAAGATAACTTGACTCCTGTCTGTGCCTATGTTTCTATGGAAGATGCTATCACAGGAGCAGAGAGACTTGCAGCAGAAAAAATTCCTGGGCTTAAGTATACTGAAGTAGTTTATATGCCCGAAGATAACGATGACATCAATGAAGTTGTTTGGGCAAATTTTAAAAGATAGTTTGTTTACGGTTCGTTTACATTTATATAATACCTGCGTAGTAATTATATTGTATAATATAAATGTAAACGAAACTTGGAGGATTACATAAAATGAGTAAACGTTTCTTTGTGGCAAAAGCTAAAAATGGCTATCGTATGTATTTTACTTACGAGGGCACAGGTTTTCCTGCTATTGATGTTCCCAATCCTATGGACTACGAAATCTTTGAAATCACTGAAGAGGAGTACAAGAAGAGTGAGAAACATTGAGTTTAAGTACAACGCAGGCGATGTAGTAAAGTTTAAAGATAAGTTTCACTCGCCTACCTGCAGACTTGAGGATCTTGCAGGTACTACTGTAAAGATTGCAGGACGAGCACTCGCCTACAACAATAAACCCCATTATTATATTGAAGGCGAAGAAGCGGTATTTCCTGAGACCTGTTTTCAAGGACTCGCATAAACGCCACAAATTCGCTCTGTATCGCGTTTAAGGCTTTGCTAAGCTAAGTACTAGGGCCTAAGATCTTAAACGCGATACGGCGAGAATATGAGCCAAATAGAAAGGATTGTGTCATGAACTACAAGTTTAAGAAAGGTACTCAAGTACAGATTAAGTTCACGGATATGTTTTCAGCTATCTTCGGATCCGGCGGTTTCGGCAATGCCTCTTCTGCTATTGGCGGAAAGATCACAGACCGTAGAGTACACCCCGACGGAAAAAACCAGTATAAGATTAACGGCTTTACTGGCTGGTGGGATGAATCTACGCTTCAGGAGGCTTGATTATGATGTCTGCATATGAAGCTAATAAAGCTACTAAAGAAAAGCTTGATCAGGTAGCAAAGGAGTTTGTTATTAACACCGTAGATGACAAAGTACGGGAGGCAGTTAATGACGGTCTCTTTGGAACGACCGTAGATATTGTAGATTCCAGAGATCAGAGAGCTGCAGAAAGGATTGCCGAAATCTTGAGAGACGAATATCGCTTTAGTGTATTGCTCACTCCGGCATCTTTTGACTCGCCTTGCTGGCTGGATATTTCTTGGGAGGCAAGCAATGAAGACTAAAGGAAATTGGGTAATCAAAACTTCCACTGGTTTGTACTGGTGCGGTGCGAACCTCTTCGATGAGCAGATCAGAAAAGCTCAGATCTATCACTGGAAAGAAAAGGCAGAAGAGCAGGCTGCTTGGATCTGGAAGAGAAATAAGATTTCAGAAGATGTAACTTGGGAAGTTATTGCAGTAGTCGAGCCTAAAGAACTTAAGGATACTGAAGCTGAGTGGATCGTAGTGCTGAACGCACCCTTAGAGTTTGCTTGCTCCAGTTGCTTTGCTTCTGCTCTTAATGACTACAGAGGCCGAAGTACCGATTCTAAGTTCTGCCCTAACTGCGGAAAAAGAATGATTAACTCTACTATGCCGGAGGATGAAGAAGATGTATAAACAGTTTATTATCGGCTTCAAGAAAGCTGGAGGTAAGGAATACAGAATCCACGTTATGGCAGAGTCTGGAACTCAAGCAGTAAGGATTGCTTCTAATCGACTTTCGGATAAACTCGGAACCGGAGACTTCTATATTATTGGGGAGGCTGAAGAATAATGAAAGTTAAAGTTTATAGAGTCAGCTTGAAGGAAGACCCCAACATCTGGTACCTCGTAGATGCTCCCGGCAAGAGAGTTGCTCGGTGGTGTGGAGCTGCACTGTATAACAATGAGTACCTGGGCTTTCGTACTCCTAAAGATATGAAAGTAGAAAGATTTAAGTATGAGGAGGACAACTAATGAAGAAGAAAGTAACACTGACCTGTATCCTGAAGTCCGGGGTAAAAGTAGAAGACTCTATCAAGTTCGATCGTAAGGATACTAGAATCTTCAGAGCTATCGAGAAAATCAGAGAGGATGTAGAGAACTACCTGGCTAGTCCTACTTCCGACAAGGGACAATTCACTTTCGGTAAAACTACCATCGCAATGTCTGAAGTTGCCGCAATTTCATTTAAGGATTAAAAGGAGTATTGATATGGTAAGTTATTTCAAAACACAATGGTTTAGATTGCTTGTTGCTTTGTTCTGTTTGATCATGTGTTGTATCTATGCTTTCAAGCCTGCGCCTGAGGTCTTGACAGTAGAAGCACTCGACGAAGTAATGTCTAATATGCTGACCGCTAATATTTACTTCCTCGGCTTTATCATTTGGTCTTTTATGTCTTTTATTAACCACCTCCAAGATCGTATTGAGCTGCTCGAGAAGAAGCAGGAGAGGGATGACATGATGTATGAACTCGTGCAGGAACTCGTGACAGCAAATAAGATCGACCGCGAGGTCATGAAGAAGTATGAAGAAAGACTTAAGAAGTTGGAGGACATAAGATGATTAAACCTACTACTCAGCTTCTTGAGGAAGCTAAAGAAGATCTTTCTGAGATCATAGATTATGTAGCTTCAGAGACTGCTGACGTAAGTCTTTTACTTTGGCTGCAGGATCTGGAACTAAAGTTTGGTACTATCTATCGCAGGCTCTCTAATCCTGTGGTGCAGCAGAAGGAGGATTAACTTATGGAAAAGTATATCGGAACAGCGAGAAACGTAAGAGAACTGCAGGAGCTTCTGAGTAAGATAAGCTCTTCAGCTACGATCACTCTGAGCACTAATCAGTGGCCTGAACCTTTTGTTGAGCTTTACTATGACAAAGAAATTGATGATGTAATAATTAAATAAGAGAGGTAAGATAATATGACAGACTTTGAAAAGCGTATTCCTGAAGATGAACCTATGGTTGAAGACTGGCCTGAGCCTGCTGACTATGAAGATGAGTGGGATGACTATGAAGAAGAACCAGTAGATTCGCAGGATTATGAAATTAGCTTTAAGGCAAAGGGTCTAACTGCCGCGGAGGTTAGCTGGCTTAGCCGCTATCTTTTCGACGCTATCGAGAAGGAGCTTGAGATTCCTCACTCTAAGCTAGAAGCTCTCGAAATTGAAGAGGATTGATTTAATTGGCCGGCTATCGATTGATGGTCGGCTTATTTATATAAGTAATTAAAATAATTTCGTGCAGTAATACTATTTACAAGATAAGCATAATGAAGTATAATGTAATCATAATATAAATAAGGAGGATTACATATTATGAATACAAAGCTTCGTCAGGTTTTAGAATCGCCGATGAGAACTATCCTTGCAGTGCGCGCAGCATTTGACTACTGTGAGAATGTAGAAGACATTAAAGAAGTAATTAAAAAGATTCCGCTTAAGTTTGGAAAGTTTAAACTACTGAATGTTTATGAAGAGGAACACTACTTCATTATTCAGAATTTGTTTGAAAAGAACGACGAGATGCACTCACAGGTAGTGTCTCATGATTTCTATGATGTAAGAGAGGACTACTATTATGACTTTGGAGGAAGATAGAATTATACTGCACGATCTAAAAGGAGTCAACTTAAAGGTTGGCTTCTTCTTAGGAACGCGTGAAGAATGGATGAAGGATACTAAGTGTATTCACTATTCTATCTGCTGGGAGTCGGTAGATGTTCGCGTGGATCAGCTTACTGTATCCGAACTTATTTCTGAACTAGACTTCTTCTATGTCACGCAGCAACTAGTAGTAGACGATCACGTGATTGCCGGAGATGTAATCGACTTCCGATGTGAGAGGGCTGACGGGCTTCTTACTGCTTCCTGTACAATACTGCTAGGAAAGGACTATTAAATTTATAAAAAGTTTGTTTGTTTTGTCAGTTTACAAAATGAATAAAACGTGATATAATATAAATGTAAATAAGATTAAGGAGCGTGCCTAATATGACAATGGAAGAAAAGCTTGAAATGTATAAAGAAAAGAAAGCTTTTATTGATGGTCTTAATAACGTATTTGAAACGAGACCTAAAGGCTCTTCGGTAGTTAATATTAACTATGAAGTATACACCAAAGAAATTGCTCGAGATGAAAACATTTATCGAAGCATTATTGAGTTCGTAGTTCTTACTTTTACTGGCGGAGGAAAGTCTGCGAAGGTAGTGTCTGGAAATAGTAATACTGCGAATTTTAGAGTTATCGGTACGATGCTTGATGGCGGACATTACGAAGAAAACATGTATTATAAGTCGGTACTCGAGAGTGACTACACTCGTATTATTTAAGGAGGACATAAAAATGGAAAACGAAAAGTATCCTATTAAAGAAGAATGGGAAGAGTACTACAAAGTGCTCGAGGGTATCAGAAGAACCGGAGTTTGCAACATGTTCGGTGCTGCACCTTATCTAAAAGAGTTCTGCCCTGAACTGACCAGAGAAGAGTCTAACGAGATTCTTTGTAACTGGATTCATAACTACTCTGCCTTGAACGAAAAGTACGGTTGGAGGAACTAAACGATGAACATTATTTCAAGTACCAACCTTTCTCGATACGGCAATGACTGTTACATAGAAGAATCAGTTTCTCTGGTTGAGCAGTTTGACCTTTACGCTGTAATCCGTTTCTATAAGGTTAGCGGCTGGTCGGACCGTGAAGAAGTCGATGTGCTTATTACTACAAAGTCGCGGACTGAGGCAGGAAAGAAATATAAAGAATACTGTAAATACTATAAAGAATAAAGGAGTTACATATACAAATGAATACTAATAAAGTTACTATTGAAAAGCTCGCTGCTTGGATCGATAATCTTAAGGAACTCGCTAAAGCAGATACCGAAGCTGTAGTCCATTGGTTTGGTCAGACCGCCGGAGAACCCTTCAGTATCGTAGGTGGCTGGCAGAAGATGTTTAAGGAAGACTACTCTGATCTCTTCTGCTGTAGTAAGTCTCAGCCTGAGTACGTGATGTGCGTTAAGATCGTAAAGAACGATGGACCTTACGCTTATACTGACTTTGAGGCTATGAACATGCCGACTAATCGTTTTGGCGAAGTGGACGACACCTGTATCCCTCTTGAGTGGGACGACAGTCCTGAGTACGCAGCAGAGTTCTTCCTGCACGAGTGGGAAAGAATCATGAGAGAACAGGAGGCGGACTAACATGGATAAGCAAGATATTGCAGAGTACGCTTATACTAATGGTTATCAGAAGGGTGTAGCTGATACTAAGAAGAGTTTACAGGAAGCTATTGAGTATATGCTTTCGTCAAACGACGTAGATGTAATCATTTCTGAAGGCGAAGTCTTCGTACCTATTAGTACCTTGCGAGAAGTAATTCGTAAGCTGGAGGAAAAGTAATGGAAGACATTCAATACTATATCATCAAGAATCCGGATACAGGTCTCTACTACAGAGGCAAGGGAGTTAATCGCTGGGGCAAGTATATGAACCAAGCTTCTATCTTCAGAGTCCGCGGACAGGTAGAAGAATCCTGCGAGTGGATTAACCGGTGTCATAGAAACGGCGAGAGAGCGGTAATCATTCCTATTAAGATTACTGAGCTCGACAGCGAAACTACTTAAATTAATGTTGTATAATAAAATATAAAATAAAAAGGAGATTGAAAATTATGTTTGGTAAGTATGAAACTTGGAAGATTGTTTATATTCTTCCTCCGCACCTTCAGAATAACGGTATGAGAGGTGTTGCTCTCGTAGAAGCTGCAGACCGTCAGCAAGCGATGTATCAGTTCCAGACCCAGTATGCCGGGCAGTACCATACAGTAGAAAGCTGTCAAAAACTTCTTGGTTAAAAGTTTTAAAAACTTTTAACAATACTACAAAATTTATAAATTTATATTGTATAATATAATAGAACATTACGAAGAGTTGTTTAAGCTTTAGGTTAATCTTTCTTTCCTCCTTCTTTCACTTCCTCCGTGTACATAACAACCCTTCGTAATGTGGACAGTCCAATTGTCGCCTCCTTTTGATTATAAAAGTAAATAAGTTAATTATACCTCCTTTCTAAATTCGTTAAAGCTTATTTCTTTTAAGACCGTTTAAATCGACGGTCTTTTTCTTTTTATATCGTATAATATAATAAGAAAACTATTTACAATTTGGTAATAACTTTTTTCGAAAAAGGGGTTTACAAATTATGGAAAATATGTTATAATATATTTGTAAGAAATCAAAAGATAAAAATAAAGGAGAAACCTAATATGTTTTATTACACAGTAGAATCCAGTCACTGGCCGATGAACCTCGAGTTTAAGTCTAAGATTGAAATGAAGGAAGGACAGTGTTTTCGTATTACTTCTCACGACGGTCAGAGACCTTACCCCACTAGATTCAAGGTACTCGCTGTATCCGAGAATCCTACTTATTCGGGAAACATTGTAGAGATTCTGGATGCTGATCTTAACGTAGAAAGTTTCTAATACAATAGGTAACACTTGCAAACCCGGTCGATTAACGTTGGCCGGGTCTTTTCTATTTGTAAATAATTTACTAACAATTCAGAAAAGGGGTTTACAAATGAAATGTTTTGTGGTATAATATAAATAGAAAAGCAAAAGGAGTACAAAAGATTATGTATAAGAATATTCTTATTAAGTTAATTGAAGATGCTGATCAACCTTATATTACTAAACATAAAAGCGGTACAATTGTTCTTGTACTCCCTGCTCAAGGAGACCCTTATTACGGAGTAGGCTGTGAGTTAACTGCTGAAGAAGCAGATGAGCTTTTAAATATTTTCCCTGCACTGGATGTACATAATCAATTAAGTTAAGGAGAATGACTTATGCTTAAGATTATTAAAGAAAGAACCCCTGAAACAATCAAGGAGTATTACATTAACTTCTGGTATAAGGATGATCCTGAAGCTGGTTTCTGTTTTCCTGCCACTCGTTCTGGTGAGCCAGATTTCTCTTCTATGACTCCTGAAGCTTTGGCTAACTACGAAGCTTGCCTTACTGATGAACGTCTCACAGAAGCAGAATTTGAAGTCCGTGACTGGACCTATAATAAATACTACGAACCTTTCTTAGGGGGCGGAGCGGTACTACTGGACCTGTGTCCGGAAGAAGCAATAGTTAATGATATTAATCCTGAGCTTATTAATATGTATCTTCAGGTTAGGGATAATGTAGAAGCTGTAATAGGTTATCTTTCTAGGCTTGATGCCGAACACGAAACTGTACAGGACGCTAAAGCTTTTTACTATAGAATAAGAGAAGATTATAATTTAAGTCGAGGCTATAATACTTACTCTCAGGCAGCAAGATTTATCTACTTGAATAAGCATTGCTTTAACGGTCTTTATAGAGTTAATAGTAAGGGTGAGTTTAATGTTCCTTTTAATGGAAAGCTTACTGGCGGTTCATTTAACGCAGACCACTTGAGAGCAGTATCTAAGCAGATTCAGAATGTAGAATTTCTGTGTGGTGACTTTGAGAAAGCAGTGAGGACTATAGCACCCAAAGATTTTTTGTTCATTGATTCCCCGTACGCGCCCCTGACGCCTACTTCCTTTGTAGATTATACCAAAGAAGGCTTTAGCTATGAGGATCATAAAAGACTAGCAGACTTCTACATGGAGCTCTCTGACTACGGTGTTTATTGCATGCTTACTAACCATGATACCGAGCTTATTAGAGATCTGTATAGAGGCTTTAATTTTACTGAAGTAGACGTTCGCCGTAGTATTAATAGAAACGGTGATAATAGAAAAGGTAAAGAAGTTATTATAACTAATTATTAAGGAGACTCTATGGTATATAAAGAACATCAAGCCTGGCGAGATGAAGTAGGACTCGACTCAGGTGTTTTTGATACAAGTGATTTAAGTGAAGACCAAGCAGAGCTTGTTTATCAGATGAGAGACAGTAATCCTGTTATTCCTTATACTCTTGAGGTAGAGTGTAATGCCTACTGGGGCAATTTTGAAAGAGAGTTTATTGCTTATTCTATGGGTATCCTCGATGATGTACAGATGAGAATTAGGCACTCAGAAGAATACCTTGAGATGTTCTGGCAGGATGTATTTGGACGTTCACATCTAGACTTTGAATATGCTCTTGAGAACTATGTCTTGTTACAGGATTATCTTTTTGAGACTTTCCAGGAGTGCGACGATTGGGAGCAGCTTACTTTCTATTCTATAGACTGGAATGTCAGAGACCGAGAGTTGCTCAAGATTCAGCTTGCTAAACCCTTTGATGATTACTGGGAAGGTATTATAATTCCTCGTATGAAAGCTTTCTTTGAGAAGCATATCTATGAGGATAAAGCAAAGCTTATTAGTATTAAGCTTCTTGATCAGGATGGCAAGGTAGTAAAGGAATATTAATATATGAGAAAGAAACTTCCATTTTTTATTTATTGTGCTGAGTGTAGAACTTGCAGACATAGAAAGTTTAAGAACCTATTTGATTGTAAGGCTATGTTAGATTGTGCTGATTGTAATGGCTTGAGTGTTCAAACTATTATTCCTTTCGTACTATGGCGAGTAAGCTGGTGCAAGTTATATAAAAAGAAAATATAAAAATTTTAGATTATTGATAAAGGAGATATTTAAAATATGGGATGGTTTGATGCAGCAGCCACTTATAGTAGTGGCAAGACACCAAAGTATAAGATAGGAGCTAAGGTATATAGACTACTTGTTATTCCGCCGGAGTTTAATAAGAGAAAGCTACAGAAGTTCTGCGTGCCCTGTGAGATTACAGGAGTCTCTACCAAGAAGAGTGGCTTTATCTTTAGAGAGTTTACTTATACAATTAAGTCCGCAACAGGTGAGCTTACTGAAAACGTTTATGAGTCTGAACTCTATGCTGAATATCAGAATGTGCCGGAAACCAAGAATCCTGATATTACTTTTAAAGAAGCAGTAGAAGAAGCGCTAGAACAAATGACAGAGGAAGCACAGTAACTTATGGGTTGGATTCATTCAAAGTTTTCATACAAGAGTGGTAAGTGGCCAGAATATAAAGTAGGAGAAGAAGTCTACTTAGTTAGAGATATTCCTAATCCTTGGCTTGGAACTGGCTTATCTCCCGTGCCTGCTAAGTATAAAATAAAGGAAGTATCTAAGACAGCTTGTGGTGGAATTATTAATAGAGAGTTTGTATATGTTATTGTAAACACCGAAACTAATATGGTAACAATAAATGTATATGAATCAGAACTTAGATCTGCTGCTCAGCCTTTTGGATACTATAAGCCAGACCACAGACATACTGACTACGAATACTTAATAATCGGTGTTACAAAGAATCTTGATCGTAATGAAGCACCGAGTTTCTATAATGATAATATTCTAGAACTTACTTGGGATAGCCGAACCGATACCTACAGTCTTTGGTTTGATTCTACTATTACAGACAGCGCGATCGTTCGTAATGTAACTCTTTTACTTATGAGCTTATCATTAGAAGGATATTCAGATGATGAGGTTGTAAGAATTCAACATAAGTATATAGATGCAACACTTAAAGTCGGAGATGATCAAGTAAATGAAAAAGACGCTTGGATAGCAAAGTCTATTTATATACTTGTAGCTAGAAGATTTATCTGGGATGATATAGTATGTCATGATGAAAAAGATGAGTATATAAAGACACATCCTTCTGCAGAAAAGATATATAGACCTGATAAGAAATATATTAAATAAAGTTTAAGGGATAGCTTAATTTCAGGCTATCCCTTATTGTATTATATTATAAAGAAACTTTATTGGAGGAATAAACCTTTGGCTAAGTGTTATGTATTAAAAGAAGACGTTTCTATTACTTTTACACCGGATGAAATCTTTGAACTGGTAGTTTGCTGTGAGGGCGAAAAGTCTTATTGCAAGGATGCTATGAATCAGTATCCTAAGAATAGTAAAGGTTATAATGAATATAAGCAGCTCTATGAGAAAGCTGAAAAGATGCAGCAGAAGATTATTGATATTCGTAATGCTAACGGTGTTTTGGAGGATGTATAATGATTAGCGCAGCAGAGGCAAGACAGTTTAAAGAGCATGTTTGGCAGTATCAATTGGAGCAGATTGACAGAGCCGTTAAAGAAACTATTATTGCTGGAGGCCACGAATGTGGTTATAGAGCAGACCTTCTTGATGAGCGAACTATTGAGCAGCTAAGACTTCTCGGGTATAAGGTAGAGGACGACGGACATAATTGGACTAAGATTTCTTGGGAGGATTAATTTATGGAAAAGTATTATAGAGTAAGTGATATTAATGAGATACTCAATAAGCTCGCTAAAGAGCCTTATTATCAACACGACGGTGAGGACTTCTATAACGGGGTCTGCACTGTTGAAGGAGAGCTTATGTGCTTGGAGCCTGTAGAGATCGAGGAACCTACAGTAGCTAAGTGGATTCCCGCTAGTACAAAGCCCGGTGTTCACGCAGGCATGAAGTGTTCTGAGTGTAAAGCAAGAATTTCCTACAGCGAGCACTTTAACGGTCAGCATTTGTATTGTCATAAGTGTGGTGCCAAGATGGTTAAAGAAAAAGATCCTGAGTATACCTTCACAACCTATGCTGGTGTGCCCGGCTACGAAGCTATAAATAAGGAGTAATTATGGCAGACGAATATATTAATAAAGGTAAGCTTATTGAAGAAGTTAGAAAAGCAGCATCTCGTTCTATGGTTGGTGAAATCGATGAGCCTT